ATGAACGGAACCGGAGATGGCTGCGCTTAAGACTCTGTATATATCTGACCTTCCTGAAAAATTCGGAAACCCTTTCCCCGGAGGACAATTTGAAACGGACAGCACAGGAACGGGCCAACACAAGCAAAGGGCGCATCGCGGCGTTCAAACGCGACCTCTCCCTGCGAGTTGCAGAGCCGGACCTGAAGCGGTGCAGCTGTTGCGGAAAGACGAAGTACTTGAGCGAATTCAGCAACGAACGCGAAACCTTGAAGAGTGGCCTTATCTCGATTCGCCCCGCGTCGCAGTGCAAGAAGTGTCGGGCGGAAAAATCAGCCGCGCGGCGCAAGGTCCTGCGGGCGGAAGGCGTAGACCTGGCGGCTAAGCAACGCAAGTACAACAAGAACCGCAACCGCGAGAAAGCCCGGGCCTATGCGCGCGAGTGGGCGATGAACAGACGCCGCGAAGAAGGCAAACCGGCGCGGGGTCCGTGGAAAAAGTACCGCGACGATCGCCCGGAACGGCGGATGCTGCCGACAGCGCCGATCACTGCCTTCTTACTTGCCGAGCTTGGGCATAAGGTTGAGGAAGGGGATATCGCCCGGCTGGTGGAGAGGACGGGGGTGTCACCGCGGCGACTATGGGGGGTCATCAACGGCGAGCACAAAAGCGTCTCGCTTTCCAACATAGACAAAATCCTCAGCGGCTTGGGCTGCCCCGAGCAGATGCCGATTCTTTACCCGGACCTCACGGTCGGCTATCACATCGTGACCCCTGAGGAATTGAAAGCACTTACTAACCATTAGGGCCGCAACGGCCCCTTGAAATCGAAGGAGGCCGCAATGGCCGGTGTCGGACGTGTCCCTAAGCCGAAAAATCAACGCCGTCATCGGGTGCCACTGGCACGCGGCGATTGGGTCGATCTGGTGCCGATCGCGAAACCCAAGGTGCCGAAGATGCCGCCTAGCGAAAGCGAGACGGGCTGGTCCGAGCGCAGTAAGCGGGCATGGGCTGCTTGGTGGAAAGACCCCGCCGCGCAGATGTGGTCGGGGGCCGATATCGACCTGGCCGAACATCTTCTATGGGTCCATGAGGTCTGGGTCCGGAAGTCGACGACGAATATCCTTACCGAGCTACGGCAGTTGCGCGAGCAACTTGGTCTGACGCCGAAAGGCAAGCAGGACCGACGCTGGCGCGTAACCCCACCCGGCGATGTGGTCGAGCTTGACGACCAGCGCGAGGCTGTCGGTGCCCGTGAGGAGTTGAAACGGCGTGCTGCGGCCGAACGCCGATCCTGAGTTCACGCTCGGATGGGACATAGCAACGTGGATTGAAGAGAACTGTGCGATCCCGGACGGTGACCACGCGGGCGAACCGTTCACGCTGATCTGGGAGCAGCTGCGGTTTCTCCTTCACTTCTATGCCGTCGATGGCAATGGGAAGTTCCTCTATCGCCGCGCCTTGTTGGTGCGTCCGCAGAAGTGGGGCAAGGGACCGCTGAGCGCGGCCATCATCTGCGCCGAGGCTGCCGGACCGGTTCGCTTCGACTACTTCAACGCCGACGGCTATCCGGTCGGGCGCCCGTGGCCGACCCCGTGGATTCAGGTTGCAGCTGTATCCGAGGATCAGACGGATAACGTGTGGTCGGCATTGCAGCCGATGATCGAGCTTGGAAGGTTGAAGGCGGAAATCCCCGATACCGGTAAGACCCGGATCAACGTGCGGGGGGAAAACGGCAGTTCCGGGGTGATCGAACCGGTGACCAGTGCCGCGATCAGCCGTCTTGGCCAGCGCATTACGTTCGCCAACCATGACGAGACGCATTCCTGGCTGGCGACGAACGGCGGCGTCAAACTGGCCGACACCCAGAGAAGGAACCTCGGCGGTATGCAAGGCCGCTGCATCGAGACGACGAACGCTTGGGACCCTGCCGAGGGTTCGGTGGCACAAGCGACGTACGAAGCGAACATGAATGACGTGTTGATCGACTATGAGGAGCCACCCGAGGGTTCGATCAAGACAAAAACCTCGCGGCAGAAGATCCTGCGGGCCGTGTACCGCAACTGTAAATGGATCGACCGCGACCGCATCGAAGCTGAGATTCTGGAGCTACTGCCGCGCGACCCGAGCCAAGCCGAGCGGTTCTTCGCGAACCGGATCGTCGCCGGTTCCGACAAAGCTTTCGACAGGAAGGCATTCGCCAAGCTTTCCAAGCCTGAGTTGGAGATCGAGCCGGGGGCCAAAGTGACGGTCGGTTTCGACGGCTCGAAACATCAGGACTCGACCGGCATCGTGGTAACGGATATCAAGACCGGTCATCAGATCGTCGCCGGGCTTTGGGAGCGACCGCCTGAGTTGCATTCGACCGATTTCTGGGAAGTGCCTGCTGACGAGGTGACGCAGGTTATCGACGATGTGTTCACCCGTTACGACGTTTGGAAACTTTACGGTGATCCGCCTTACTGGCAGACCGAGCTAGACGAGTGGGCCGGTAAGCACGGACACGAGCGGGTGATCCAATACTGGACGAACAACCTCAAAAAGATCGCTTTCGCGATTCGCGCCTGGCACACCGACTGGACCACCGGCGGGCTTACCCACGACGGCAACGAGGCATTTATCCGCCACGTCGGCAACTGCATTCGGAAGACAACCAAAATGAGGGATAGCGACGACGACTCCTTCCTTTGGGTGGTTCGGAAGGATGGTCAGAAATCGCCCCGCAAGATCGACTTGGTGATGGCAGCGGTCCTCAGCTGGGCTGCCCGGGGCGATGCGATCGAGGCCGGGGTTCTTCACGAGCCCGACTACGGACACGCTGCATGGTGAAAGGGACTATGGATTACAAGCTCGGACTCAAACCTCATATTTCTGATGAACGGGACATTCCGCTGACGGCGGTTTACTCCAAGCCGTCCGCGCTCCCGTCCGATTTCGGTGTCACCGGCCTTCCGTGGGGCATGTTGGGCAACGACGCTTTCGGCGACTGCTATTGGGCCAGCGCGGCACATGAGGTCATGGCACAGGCCCACCTGGCCGGTCGCAACCCTGCGTTCGACTTCGAAGGAGTGCTTTCCTCTTACGCCGAATATCTCGGGTTGGCGCCGGACGAACTGACCGAGGCGAACGATGCGGGAACGGGCATTCATGACGGCGCGAAATTCCGCCGACAGAGGGGCGTCAAGGACGTTTACGGCCACGGCCATCGGATCGGCGCCTATGTCTTCATCGAAGTACCGGATTACGAGTTGATCAAGTCGGCCGTCTACGACTTCAGCGGCGTCACCGTCTGCGTCGAACTTCCTGAATCCGCCGTCAACGCCGGTGTCTGGGATTACGTCAAGGGCTCCCCGATCCTCGGCGGCCACGCCATCGCCGGGGTCTGCGTCAAGCAGGGCGCGCTTTACGTGGTCTCTTGGGGCGCGGAGGTCGAGGTAACCCCGGCCTTCCTTGAGAAATACCTCCAGTGCGTTGTCGTTTACATCAGCGGCTCCACCCTCAACAAAGAAGGTAAGACCGTCAACGGGCTCGACGTGACGGCGCTACGCGAAAAGTTGGCTGCCCTGAATGCCTAACATAGAGAAAGAACTGCTTCTACAACTGAATGCACTAAGCGAAGAGTTGAACAGGCGTGCCTCGCAGCATCGCTTGATGAGCAGTTACTACGAGGGCCAAGCGCCCCTTCCGGCGGCAGTGGTACAAGCAAAAATCACGAGTGCCTATCGGGTGCTGATGCCGTTCGCATCCTCCAACTGGGCGGGTCTGATTGTCGATTCGGTTCAGGATCGCCTTGAGGTCGCGGGGCTGCGCAGCGAAGACAAGCGGACCGACGAAGTTGTGTGGGGTGCATGGCAGGACTGTCAGATGGACAGCGAGGCGAAGTTGGCGCATAACGCTGCCTTGGTGGACGGCCGTTGTTTCGCGACCGTCTGGCCGGACGCCGACGACAAACCCTCGATCACCCTTGACGACGGATCACAGATGGTTGTGCAGTACGAGGAAGGATCGCGCCGTCGTCGGGTCTGTGCGATGCGGCGTTGGCTCGATGACGCCGGTTATCCGAACGCGACCCTGTATCGACGCGACGGGATTTACAAGTTCATCGGACCGAAAGACGGCACCAAAACGATCACCACCATTTCGATCGCCCCGCTGACCGGCGGAAACCGCGGGCTTGCTACAACCCAAGATGCGACTATCGACGTGAAACCGGGGCAATGGGCGCGCCGGGACGTGGACGGGGAGGAGTGGCCGCTACCGAACCCCCTTGGCGTAGTGCCGGTGGTTGAGATCGCGGTCAATCGTCGCCTTAAGCCGGGCAGCTTCGGTTACGCGCGCGGGGAGTTCGAGCACACTACCGGGCATCTTGATCGGATCAACACCCTTACCTTCCTCGGGCTGGTTGTCGCCTTCTGGATGGGTTTCCCGTTGCGGGCGGTGATCGGCGACCGGATCATGAAGGACGACGAAGGCAAACCGGTAGCCCCGTTCAAGGTCATGGCCAACGAGGTTGCGCAGTTCGAGAAACCCGACGTGAAACTGATGCAGTTCGAAGCGGCGGACCTGAAAAACCTGTCGGTCGAGGAACACGTCAAACATCTCGCGGCGATTACCAAGACGCCCGCCCACTACCTACTTGCTGAGATGGTCAATCTGTCGGCGGATGCGATCCGGGCGTCTGAGGCGGCCTTGGCGTCGAAGGTGACCAATCACAAGGCATCGCTTGGCGAGGGTTGGGAGGAGGTCATGCGACTGTGTGGCCTTGTGGATCAGAAAGAAGTGGAGTTGTCGCCGCGGGCTGAGGTCTTGTGGGCTGATCATGAGTCCCGGTCGATGGCTGAGCGTGCTGACGCGGCGCTGA